TGCGATTTCCATATGTATAGCCAAATCATCCTCATGAACCGAGTCCTCGTCAGTACTCGATTCATGGACATTGTCACTTACATCATCGCTATCTTCATCGACTTCTTCATCGACATCGCGCAACATACTTAACGTTTCTGCGTCAGCATCGTCGTCATCATTATTGTTCGCAATAAGAGGGTTAATATTGCCGCCGCCATCATCATCATCATCATCATCATCATCATCATCATCATCATCATTGATATTATCATCGTCGTCAACATGCGGAACCAACGTACTGTGTGGTAACATTGGATAAAATGACATACCAGAATCCTTTTCTTCATCCGGATTGTCTTCAATAATGGTGGTATGACACGTATCATAATTCTTCGAAAATGGCAGGGTTACATATTGGGCATATCGCATGTCGTATACATATTCCAGCGGTAGCAATTTTATTTTTCCAAATCGCATTTTAATAAATTTGCGACCAAATGTAGGTGATATTTTATGAAACCTCGACAATTGATATTTCAAATTGTTCATTGCAGTCCCTTTTTCTGCAATGTCCAAAGAATAGGTAGAAGTGTAAAATAAATGCAAATACGGCGTCATTGCGCGAAATAATACGTCATTTGGAAAATCCGGGTCAATATATATTTTTTTGGTCGTACTAATACAGTGGTCATTATACTGGCGAATCATGGTGTTTATATCCCGGCGACGAATAGCCGTATTATTCGTCTTTATCATCGAACTGATGTGCATTTTTCGAATAAATGCCTCATTATTATCACGAAACAATTTCAAATGAAAATTATACAGAAAATATTGATGAAACACGGTCGGCAAAGTAAACATGCGATGTTTCATGAAGAAATAAATCGTGTACAAATGAGACTTATCGAATACCAAATTGTTGTATGGGTTCTTAATCGGTAATGGCTCTGCGTAAATATACGGCGAATGGGTTAATGCAGTTTCAACAATATTCGTCAGGTCGCTTTTCGTAAACAAGTATTTTTTTCCAGCATGCAATAATGGCAACACAAAATATTGGTCGGGTTCAATGGGGTTCAACAATAAATCGTGTTTAATCGCATATGTTGCTCGATTCAATTTCCATTTATAAGCGAATTTACATAGAGCTCGATAGTGTCGTTGTGCATCGCGAAACTTGTTGATGAATTCGGCCTTATGTTCGGCGGTGTAAAACGGATTGTCAAGCGTATTTTTAATATATGCATATTTCGCATTTACATAATTCGCACGCGAATGAACATAAATCGATATAAATATGGAATATAACGCATAAATAATATCGTGGTATCGAGTATTTGCCCTCGACATATTGGCTGTAAAATATTGAGGGCTTGTAATATACCCCAATGTTAAGAATTCTGCATGTTGTGCATCGGCCAGAATATATTTTCTGTATATTATATCGCAAAATGTTGTCATATGATGTATTACAATAAATACATCATAATTTTTTATATTGTTATCAGTTTATTTTGTATTGTTGTTGTGGGTATGTTAATCGACATTCTCGAGTGAATCCGCGGGACTGCTGTGCTGTTCAAGTAATAACTCATTGCGCAGTTTGGTAGATTCAGCATCGGCCACATCGCGCTCTTCGAAATTCACCGTCTCCTTTACACCGACTAGATTTCCATCGGCGTCCATTGTTTGTGTGAGGACGTTTCCGCTCGCCTTCGCCTTCTCGATATTCTCCATAATCGCCTTCTTCTTTGTTTCGCGCACGCGCTCTTCGAACTCCTTCTTTGCCATCTCCTCGTTCTTCATCTTCTCCTTATGCAATGCGTTCAACTCTTCTTCCATGTGTTCTACGCGACCAGTCTTATACGCATCAGGGTCCCATGGAATCCACACACCCACTGGACCTACGAAAATATCGTGATTGGGGTCATGCTCACGCAACTTCTTGCACTTGTTTTCGGCCTCTTCTTGAGATGCAAATACACCACGCACCTTGAGACCACGCACTGATGTTTGGAAGGAATGCTCTCGGTTGAATTTTTCATTCAGCGCGTCTTCTTGCTTGTCCATAAAATTCTTATAATCATCCTCAATGCCGCTTTTCTTTAGCTTTGTTGATTCCTCCTTTACGAAATCATTGAAATCCGCGATAAGCGTCTCTACATTCATGTTGTGTTTATACGCAACGAAATGGATGAATTCGAAGTATCGCTCCATGGATTTAGAAAATTCCCAGTTCTTAATGAATTGGTCGAACAAATACACCTCGCGCTTCTTCAAAATTTTTTCAGGGGAGACAAACGATAGGCATGCAAATTTCTGGCCGGCGATGGCGGCATCTTCATCGCACAAATCTACATATTTAGGATTCGCAGATCCATTTTCAAGCGTTTTCTTCTCGAATGACGACATTATATCTTGTATTCCAACATTATATTTAAGTGTTTTCTACATAACATAATATTTGTGTATATCGAAATCCGGATATTGGCTGTTTCGTTTCATTTCATTTAGAATGAATTATTTTATTTCAATATAATATATATTCGACATGACCGAAATGTTTGACATGAACGAGCTTTTGAAGCGTGCCATCAAATACTTGATTGAAGGCCTTGCTGTGGCGATTTGCGCCATGTTAATCCCCAAGAAGGCGTTGAGCGTTGAGGAAATCATCGTGATTGCCTTGACCGCTGCCGCCACATTTAGCATTTTGGACGTGTTTATTCCCTCCATGGGATCCAGCGCCAGAAACGGTGCCGGTATGACACTCGGTAGCACATTGGTGGGTGGTATTAAGATTGCCGCTTAAGCCTTGTGTAATTAATATTTTTACATCACATTATGTAATAATATTACAATAGTTTGTCGATTTGAAAAGTCAAATCATACGGTTGGGAAATATTCCCAGTCCAGGTCATTACACACCTTTTTCCATATCATATCTTGCTCTAATTGCTTCTCTCGGTCCTTCATCATAGGAATATAGGGCAAATATTGGGTCTGGTCCAATAACACGCACAGTTGGTGCAATGTGTACGTGTAGTTGAAAAAATTGGTACGGTTAGGGGGGCAGTGCACCGCCCATGGTTTCTGTATTTCGATGAAGAGAACACATAGCGTCTCATGCAACTCTTCGTTCATTATGGGGGGTTTAATACCGAACAGCGAATTAATATATTGAATATGTTCGAAATATTTGTTGAAACCGAGTTTCCGCAACATTTCGCGCATTTTGTCGTAGTTGATAAGGGAGACGTCTTTGATTCGCTCTTTTTTAATACGCGCCTTGATTGCATCAATCACTTCATCGGGTATTTGTGTGGTTTCTTTGGCTTGGAATTGGGATAAGATTTCTTTGAAATGGTTGAGCCTGATATAAGCCGTGTAAGAGACCTCATTTGGCGGCTCCTTGTTGGTGGGTTTGGAACTATCGACAATGTAGGTTACGAATTTGCCACACGCAGTGTTGTTGCAAATTAAAATGCCTTCTTCGTCTTGAGGAATGAGTTCTCCACGTTGACATGTTTCACATACGTCGGTCGAGACGATGAAATCTTGAATATTCGCAATCTCGTTTGTCACGTTTCGCCAGAAATGTTGGTATGATTGCTTGGATTTTGCGTATTTGTCATTATTGGGGTCGGCCGCCGACGATTGCGTGGCCTTGATTTTAAAGAAAGAATTGAGAACATTGGAGTTTTGGTTGAGTGTGTTTGAATCTACGGATATTTGCTTCTTTTGCTCAAAATAGTCGAAAATGTGTTTGGAATTATTGAGTAAATACTCCTTCTTTTGTCGACCGAGGACTTTCACTTCTTGTTGGATGTATTTGATTCGGTCGCGTATATCCATATACTCGTCATATTGGCTTTTCGACAGGGTTTTGATCTTTTGTTTTAGGTTCTCCTTTTCTTCGAGAAGTTTCGGGATGGTTTCAGTCTCTATTTTATGGAATCTATCTAGGAGTTCGGTATGTTTGATGTCAATTGTATGTAGGCCGGGCGTTTTTTGCGGGTTGCCCTTCTTTTGATTCGAATTCATGGAGAACTAGTTTAGTATTAGTTATCTATGTGTTTTTATGTTGCTTTTTTCGAATTGGATTATTTGAAGTTGTTGAGGCTTTATTTTTTATGTGACGCTTTTTTGTATATCGTTTTTTTGCATAATGCCGATTTGTACGTCGCTTGTTGCGTGCATGTTTACCGCCAAATGTTTGTTTGGTATTTTCAATATCGCGTTCAACCATATATGGAGCAAATGACCGTTCTTTATTACTTACAAAGTGCGAAATTGGAGAACATGAATAATCTATAATGTTCATTTTGCATTTGTCATGTCCAACTATTGTTTTGATAATATCTATCAAATAACTTAACCGAATATGCGAAATGTCTCCTGAATCTGTCGTAGTCACTTTCCAGTCGTTTATTTGTTTAATTTGGTTTTCGTCGGTCGGCGAAATATCTGCTATTGGTCGCCATGGTGTGGATGCTTCTCTCAATGTGGTTATTATGGTGTCACCATCAGTATTGAAAATTTTTGCAAATTTGATTAAATCACCGTGTTTTAATAAATCCAGTTTCGGCTGAGTGTTATTCACGGGATAAATTAATTGTAATGTAGTTTCATTTATTTTTTTATGCACGGAAATAACAAAAATACCAAACACATCGGGTAAAATACATTGTAGCATTCTATCTAAAATTCCTTCTATGCCTTTTCCAAATGCTTTATCATACTGGATATTATCAAATATTTTGCAACTATTTTCAGCAGATTGACCAAAAAACATTTTCATATAATTCGCATATGCCGGACGTATACGGTCTGCAGCGGATTGCATGACATCAATAGTATTATTTAAATCCCGTTGAAACATCTTATCTAGATAATTGCGATGATTATTTCTAACCCAATCGAGTCCCAGTCCAGTTTCGATAAATTCTCCCGCTAAACTTAAATAAATTACGTTTTCAAGAATGATCTGTTTCTCGTGTGATATATTTAATTCAATTACATTGCCGTGCGTCATAACAATAATTGTAACTATATAAGAGCCAATATCAATGCACTCTGCCATACTCTAAAATAAGTGTATATTTTATTCTCTGCCATCAATTTCATATTACAAAACTTTGTAAAAAATTGAATTGGACCAACATTATACACTAAATGCATCAAAAGTAATTAACAATCGGTTATAAATGTCTGCGTGCAATAGTAGAGAAATGATGAACAATAATATGTTGACTGTGTCAGGTGGGAGCTGGGTCTATGCAACCTCATATCAGGTATTTACAGTATGCATGTGGGCGTCTATTTTGGGCGGGGTGATTTATGCGGCCAGTTGGGCCAAGAAACGGTTCACTCAGCTGTATCGCGATATTGGCAACCAACAAGAAGAAATCATGGCGTACACGAGCGTAAAAATAGATAATTTCATGGACAAATATAATGATGTTCTCAATAAACTCGAAGACGAGTGTCTAGAACTACGTGGACATGTGGTCGAACTCGAAAAACGGGTTGCGTATTTGCAGGCCATTGTGCCGACCGAAATCACGATGAAACGCGTCCGGGACGATGCGAACGCCAATTATGCGAATTTGGGTCAGCGCATTAGCAGTCTACAGAGCCAACATATTCGAGATATACACGAATTAAATGACATTCATCAGTCGAAGCATGACGAATTGGCTGCAACATTATCCACGTTAACTACGCGGTTGGATTCTCTAATAGAAGGCCGTGAATTAAATAACACCAAACTGAACACCCGGCTCGACGACCTAATCAGAGACTATGTATATTTTATTCAATGTGTTAAGCAAGATTACGCACGTCAGTCTAAATGTGATGAATTGACTGCAAATATATCCAATCTAACTGCACGCTTTGATTCCCATCTAGAAAACTATTTATTAACTGCCCGATATGTTCAGGAAGACGACGAATATAAGCAAGTGCTCATTGGGTACAGACGCAGTAGCGACGGGCACTACGAAGACCCGATATTTTGTCCAAGATACACAACCGATTTTGATAAATATCTGGGAAATCAAGCGATTCTTATGCTAGATAGCCTCGCTCAACTACCACTCCATAAACCATTTATATTTGCAGATTACTATTATAATAGACGAAATAGTGTTTTATGGAGACCAGTACAATGCTTTATTGACATTAATTCGAATATTATCGCAAACACTTGTAATAATTATCTAGATGATTTTGGACGAATGCCTGGTATAACCGACGATTACAACAACGAAATCAAAAAAGTGCACGAATATTGCGAAAAGATTGGTGTAAAATGTGTGTAAAACAGAGAAACGGATAAGATGATCAGAGTGGTGGAAAATAAAAAAACGTGTACCTAATGTTATACGTTTTTTCTTTATAATGATGTGTAAATGTTTAATTGCATGTCCACTGCATGGATTATTTTTTGTTATAACGTTTTGATTTTGTTTTTCTGTAATGTTTATTTTTGCGCGTTTGCTTATGTTTGATGTAGGAAATACGCTTTGTTTTGTTTTTTTGGAGACGTTTTTGTGATTTCTTTTTG